TTAAACCATAGTTTAGTTAAGATAACTAGAACGAGAATGTGATTTTTTGATACGATACTGTTGTTTTTTTTTGCGACTACGCCCACCAAGTTTTCTTAATAATACGTCAATTGCCGAAGGATCAACACGCCGACGAAAATCGCTGTAAGATTCATGCAACGTTAAATCTTTATTACTTACGAAATTGAATTGGGGTTGCACATCTGCACTATCCGGTATATCAACATATTTAATTACACTCATTGGAAACTTTGTGGCATCATTTTTATATAATTCATACCGTTCGGCATCAACACCCGCAAATTGAAATAATAAGTACTTATATCCCAAAGATACAAATTCTTTTTGCGTTTGAATTATTTCGATTACCTCTGCTTTCCGTTCACGATGAATAACTTCATCCCACACTTTTAATTGTTTTTGCATATCTTTTTATATAATATAATATAATTTTTTTAAATCAAGATTCATATATTTATTCTATCTGTGAGTTTTTTGTATAGCATTTCATCTTAGATTTTATATATATTACATAATAAAAAATTAATTATTAGCTATATAATTATGAAGATTGTTATTGATGGTAATGTATCTATATCACAAACAACAAATTATGAAAACTCTGAATATAATATAGATTATCCTAGTAATATAAAAATAAAGGCCAAAATTAGTATTAGATAATTACGCAATACACCGTGGGAATAGAATGTAAGATTGTAAAAATAAAATAATTATACGTCACACTGGCCACATAACCCACACCCATGCGAACTTTATCCAAAATTAACAATATCAATGATACGTCGTAATGATTTTCTAATTTCTAAATAATAATGCTTTTTTATATGTATCTATGTATGAACTTGCTTGAACAAATCCAATCTTTTCTGAATGAATATATCTATTCAGTAATTAATTTTACTTTATGATTATTAATGTATATTTCCGAAAAATTATTATAATTTTGTATAAATTCCAATTTTGGACATTTGTCTATCCTAAGATTACAATTGTTTTCAAAATCAATAATATTATTAATAATTTTTAAGTTAGGACAATTTAGCACACTGATATTAAATATAGGTTTATCTATTGAACCATTAATATATTTAGCATAATTAGCACAATTCGTTTGTTTAATAAAACCATTTACTATTCTATATCCAAGATAATTATAGATAATATCTAATAAATCTATATGTTCGATATCTACATTTGAAATTTCTACATTTATAATACAAGTTGTATTATAACTATTAGACAACTTTGAATAATCATTGCGTTTAGTTAAAACAGTTTTATCTCCATATTTTAATTTTAATTTTGTTGCGAATTTTTCTTGTTCTTCCTTTATTTTTAAAGTTAAATTATAGTCTAATATAAGTTTATTTAATTTTATATACTCTTGTATTTTTTGATTACATTCTAAATAATTTTTTGCAGAAATTTCATTATCATCCCATTTTAAAGTTATTTTATTTGGACAACTATTTGTGTAATCTGTCTCAATATACAAATGTAATTGATATATATTGTGTAACCTATCATTAATAATAAATGTTCTAACTTCATTATAAATTTTACTAATATCTACATGAATAATATTGCAATAATATTTTACATTAATTTTTATTTTATATTTAGTGTCTCCTCCTGCACCTAATATAATAAAACTGTTATTTGTAAATTCTATAATTTTAATATCTTCTTTTAATTGTGCGGATAGTTCAACAACGATTTTTTTAATATCTTCTTCTAATTTTTCTCGTTCTTTGATAATTCTTTCTTGTTCTAATTTTTGTTTTTCTAACTCTTTCTTTAATCTATCTTCTTCGTATAGTTTTCGCTCTTCAAATATAATTACTTCTAATTTTTCCATAAATTCAATGATATTATCGGCACAAATATTATTCATATTATATGTAGCGCAAATATTGACCACTTGATTGCTATTATAAATTACATTCATTTCTGTAGTTTTGTTAAGTCGAAATACAATTTTTTCATAACAGTCTTCTGGATAGTTAATAACTTCATTATATATTTCAGTTATACTTTTAAAATCAATATTCTTATTTTCACATTTTATAGTAATATGAGAATTATATCCACTTGATATTTTTACATATACATTACTATTATTATCTTTATAACTCATATCAATATAGATTGAACTATCTATATAAAGGTCATGAAAACAATCGTCATTATTGAATTTTTCTATAAAACTATTCATGTAATATTTAAATTGATTATAAACTTCATGTATTACCAATTTATTAGTAGAGACAGTTATTCTAAAATCCCTATCCTGTTCTAACATATCCTCATCCCCGCGGTATAGAGAAAATTCTAAAGTAGTTGTATCATTATTATCGATGTTTACCACAAATTTACTTTCATAACCTGATTTTTCTATTGTTCCATACTTAGATAAAAGTTCATTTTTAAGTGTAATTATTGTATTTATTTTTTCATAACATTGTAAATAAGTCTTAGCATAAACAGGAACAATATATTCACTTATATTATCGTCTTGGGTTGATATATATATTATCACTTCATCTATAAAATTATTATCATCATAAAACGTCGTTATAAAACAATCTAAATTAAATTCATTATCTAAATTATTTTTATACTCTTTAGTTTGATTATACATTTGAATAATTGTAGTAATATCACATTTTGAATTACAAAATAAGTGAATGTTAGGATATTCGAGCCAAAAAAGTAATTCGTTCTTATGTATATTGGTTGGAAGAAATCTATGTAAAACGGCAGTGCGTGAATTCATACAATACTTATTATCGTCACCTTCGACTTTAATCCACGAACCTTCAACCTGCTGAATTGTAATAGTTTCATTTAATTCTATAGATAACTGTTTGCTTAATTCTTCCATATGAAATATATTGATTTAAAATTAAAATAAAATAAAATAATATCAATTTTTATAAAATAATAAATAAATTTACATAACATAGATTGGTAAAATAGTTTCTAATTCGGTTTTTGATAACGAATTATTCCCAGCGAATAGACTTAAAAAACGATTTGTTCGTTCATCTTTGAAACTAGTAATTATTTTATCTAATATTTGTGGATCAGTATTACTAACATTATAAATAATATTTAGATGGTTTTCAACTAGTATATTTCCAGTAATATTACTATCATCTATTTTACAATAACTCATATTAAATTCAGCATTTCCACGACCACGATTGACTACTATAAATGGTTTTTGTTCTGTCTTTTCAAAATTTATATATTGTTTTTTTTCGTTATTTTTAAAATCTTTTAAAACAACCGTATTACTAATTATATTACTATTATATAGTAACAACGTTTTAGATTTATCATCAGTAAGTTTATCTTTTACTTGATTCCAAACAATTGTGCCAGTTTTTACTGCTAATCCTAATTCTTTAAGAGTAGTGCTATTTTTATATAATGTTTCTAACGTAGCATTATTTATACTAAATATAATTCCACTAAATGTTTTTAAAATATAGTTTGTAGGTGATGTTATATCTTGTTTATTAGTAATAATAATTCCTACTGTTTCCTGGTCAGTGTCCATGAATTTATCATCTTTTTTATAATCTATAATTTCTAATAAATTATACTTTTCATAAATAATTTTTCTTACTCCTTCATAATAAACACTGTTTAATATACTTTTTGGTATTACGAAAGATAAAATTCCCCCTTTTTTAGTATTTAATGTTTTTAAGGCATGTAATATAAATATACAATATATATTTGGTCTTCCACTAATATATTGTTTATATTCAATCGGCACATCTTTATTATTCATAACAAAATAGGGTGGATTACCTATTACAATATCAACATTAACTAAATTTGTATTTAGAAAATCATCATTTATTAATGTTAACTTATTATGTTGAACCAATTTTAAATCATTTATTTTCATAAAAACCTTTTGATTTTTCTCAACAGCAATAAAATTTACATTCTTATAATAACTATCTAAATCTGTAAAAAATTCCAAACTTCCACAACTGGGTTCTAATACTAATTTTGGTTTTAATTTTAAAATTGATATCCAGTAAAGAGTTCGGTCTATTTGTTTTTGACGAATAATCCGAGGTGTCAGAAAAATACCATCTTCTTTTTTTTCTAATTTACTAAGATTTTTGGTTATATCAATGGAATGTTGTAAAAATTGTTCACACATAAATATATTATGTATTTGATTTAAATTTTTAATATCAATTTTATTTATAAAAAATTAATTACTATTTGATAACACTGCTATTTTTATTTTATCAATTTGCTCTTTTGTGAGAAAAACATTATTAATATCATCAGGGTCTTCCCATATTTCATAGTCCCCTGGAAATACAATACCATAATCAACTTGTTCTTCTGTTATTTCTTTCATAACATTACTTTTTTTAGCAAGGGCATTTAATATAGGTAATTCAGCACTTTCTTTACAAAACACAAAATGAATTGTTGAGTTTGATTTTGTGTTAGCTCTTTGAAAACGATGACTTAATTGATAAAGAGTAATAGTGCTGTAATTAGGACTAACAATACATAGACGAGGATAACTGCCGTGTTGATCATCTAAATCAATACCAGTGCTACAAACAGATAAATTACCAATTAAAAGACGATGACTATTATTATGTTGTTGAAACAAATCTATAACTATACCACGTTGTACATCACTTTGACTACCATCCATTCGTAATGGGTTATATTGTATTAATAATTCCATTAAATCATTTACAGTTTCCGTATAATTAACACAAATTACAACCTTTTGATTTGGATTTTCTTCCAAGGCAGTTTGGGCAATTCTTACAAATAAACTTATTTTAGATGTTTCAATCATCGTAAGTGCTCTAATTACACCTTGTATTGTTTCCATACCATTATGTCCAAAATCTATTGTATTAGTTGTGTGATTAAATCTAGTTGCTTTACGCAATAATTCAACACCTTTCATAAGTAATTCTACTTCATGTTCAATACCTAATGTGTAGAACGCATTTCTTTTATATATTTTAGTTGTTTGTGGTGGTGGATTCATAGAATTACATATTTGTTTTTTCATTATTTTATTGAACAATAAATAGCAATATTCTTCTAATTCGTGTGGACGGGGTTTTCCGAAAATAAATTGCGATTTAATATTCTCTACTTCTTGAATTCCCCAATGATTTATAAAATAGTCTTCTATTTCAGCCATGCCTTTCCAAATAACATCGAAGTTTTGTGGATTAAATACAGTTAGACGTTCACTTTCTATTATACCTAGTGCCCGATAAAAATGAATGACTTGTTTTTTTTTATCAATTGGACTTCCACTTAATAATATAATTCTTGAATTTCCGGGATTATTTATTAATTCAAATCGTTTTTCGTGTAGTAGTTCTAATTGTTTTATTTTTAAACAACACGTTTGACAAGTTTTATCTTTAAAATTTTGAATTTGTTGTTCTATATCGGAAATCTGTTTTTCAAGTGGAACCAATTGTTTCTTATAAAATCCTTCTATTATAGGACGCATTAATTCCTGACAGGCGTCTAATTGATTACTTATATTTTTTATATTTTGAATTTCATCAATAACCAGTAAAACACCTTCATTTACTAATTTTAAATAGTCTTTCGAACATTTATATTCGACACACTCTTTTTCAGTAGTTGTGCCATCTTCATGATGAACCGGTTTCATAAAATCTCTTCTATTTAATAAACCATGTTTAGGTTGTTTAAATTTTACACTACGTAACTCACAATAACTAATAGATTGTCTAAGATTAATACCATGCTCTTTTTCCATATATTTCCATTTTGATTTTACTGAAACAGGTGCTATACTAATTAAATGTTTAAATCTACCATCTAGATTTTCAGAATATATATAACTTGTAGTATATGTTTTACCCGTTCCTAACATAGAAAAATCAAATACGAAAGGACTTTTTTTAAAAATATTATCTATTTTTAGTTTATGGTCTATCTGATAAGGATATAAGTGTATTGGTTTTACAACTATAGGTTCTAATTTAATGTTGTTTGTTTTTTTAACAATTTTTGAACGAGGGGCTTTGAATTTAATATTTTTAGTATTTTCTATATTTTCTTCTGTATTTTTATCTGTAAGTTCATCTGGCAAATTTTTTTGAGAGGAATTATTAGTGAAACTCATTATACAGTATTTTTTAAGAATTCAGTTATTTATTATAAAATTTTTATCAATTTTTTAAGAATTCAGTTATTTATATCATATAAAAAATAATCTAAATGTATGGAGGATTACAAATATCATCTTCATAATTTCTAAATTGATGTTTTATACAACTATATTCGTCGGATATACTAATAAAACTTTCATTACATAAGTTTACTAATTTTATATAATTAATAGTTATCTCATCAATATTTGGCTTAGGCGCTATCAATTGACTTTGTAAATTATCAACAGTTTGTAAATATATATTAAAAATTTCGGCATATAGAAGATATAGTGTTTTTTTATGTGTAAGTTGATATACACTTTTACTCCATTGATCTTCAGTAATATCATTTAATAAATATCTCACTTGTAGTTCTTGTAGTGCTATCTGATTTTCAGTGTGAAGGGTAGGTTCATTATATAATTTTTTTTTAGCTAAACGTATACTATTACTATCAATCCATAAACAATGTATCAATCTGGTAGGGAAATTGTCTTTATTAATTATATCTAATGGTATTTTGTCATGATGAATTGAAAAAACACTATCATTACAATCATTTTCTATATTAAGCTGATCTCTTGTAGCAATGTCTGAGCTAAACTGTTCTAAGTGTAAATAATGTCCATTTGTGCTTGTTTTTAAAATTTTATTAGTAACCCAATCAAAATGAGTTCTACAATTCGTACAAAACATATGATTACATCCTTCTGTTTTGTAAATAATAGCACAACATCTTGGACATGGTTTACTATCTTTTGAGAGAGCTACAATTGATTGTAATGTTGCTATATTACACATATGCTCATCTAATTGTATTTCACGACATCGAATACAAACTACTATTTTACAAATTCCACAAATTCCATTTTCAACAAAACCACGACATTCTACTTTTGGGCATGGAAAAACCGTATTTATATTACTAGTATTTAAAATAGTAGGTCTTTCTTGAATAGTGCTGATTATTCCAAATCGCGCATTTTTCTTTTGTTTTCGTATTTCGCGCTCCCAATCTACTAATGGTTGAACAAATTTTAATGTGTCTCTTTGTTCTATCATTAAATCCGCTATTAATTTTGGTTTCAATATTTTATTGAAAAACGTTTTACCAAGATGATCTATTATAAATTTTTGCGTAAATTCCATATGGCAATTCATACATTCTTGTCGGGCATATATAGTTTGACATTCTATACAAAATTCAATATTACATTTCGGACACTTTATAACATTTGTTTTATTTCTTAATATAATAGGTTTATTATTACAACAAATCGAACATTCAAAATGGGTCATATTACATTAATATATTTTATTTATTTTAATAGAATATTTTAATCAATTTTTTTACATATATCATTTGATTAACTGTTTCAACTTAAGTGATATTTTGTTTTTAAAATTTAAGTATTGCCCAATATCATCAAAGTCAGTGCACACACTGATCACGATGTTTATGGACAGCCACGAACAAGAAATAAAAGCGGGCGGGTGCAACAGGACGTGCTCGATGATAGGATTACAGGTGATGCTTCTCACCTCACACCTCACACTCACACCTCACACCTCACACCTCACACCTCACACGAGAGAAGGCTTTCCTTAGCGACTTGAACCATGCTCTGTTGTCCGACACAGACCTCGATTACACCAATATTCCCTAAAGTGTCTACTTCGTTTTTTTTCTAATCTTTCATATTCCTCGGGAGTGAGGTCGGGGAGCCGATCACGCTCTCTCGGACACCGACCTCTGGAATTACACATATATTCGATTCTTTGTCTAGTTCGGAATTGTTCTAATCTTGCATATTCCTCGGGAGTGAGGGGGGGGGCCGA